CAATTCTTGCTTTTACATTTTTATAGTGCGTATGTAATTCTTCTATTGTCATCATCGCTTTCTCCTCGTATTATGTTCGAGAGCGCAACGTCCTGTTCGCTCTGTTCCTGAACTCCGACTAACCCGGCCATGCGCCGGGTCTTTTTTTAGTCCCAACGTCCCGGCGCGCGTTGGACCATTGCGACGTAGCGATACTTGTATGTCTGCGCCGTCCTGCGCAGGCGCATTTGCCAACCCTTTGGCCCGGCAACGTGACAAGCGGCCATCTCTGCGTCTGTGCGAACGCCGGTCTGGATACAGATCGCCATGTGGTGGATGCCTGCTGCGACGCCATACTCAAGTTCGTTCAGGCGGCTGTATTGAAAGCCCATCGCCCGCGCTGTTGGCGGGATCACCTGCATGACTCCCCGCGCTCGACCGTGGCGCGTGTTCGGCCCAACAGCCGCAGGGTTGTGGCGGCTTTCAACGTAGCTGATTTTCACAGCCGTCTTTACCCACCGCTCGCCCAGCTTCTGCCGGGCTTGGCGTTCCACCACTTTCACAACGCGCTTTTGTCGTTCGCGGATGTGCTGGCGCTGTTCGCGGTTGCCTGTCGCTCGCTCTGATCTTGGCGTTCCATCGCTCTGGTATGCGAGCGGACGGTTCCAATTCCGCTCTTTATCACGCGCAAAAAATTCTGATGCTGGCATGGCCAGTGCGGATGACGATGCGAGCATTGATAATATGATGATGGATTTCTTCACTTTTCACCTCTTAATTCATGCGCGAAAGCAATGTAGTTGATGGCATCAAGGTAGTTGTCAGCCTTGTCGCGGCTTCCAGACATGCGGCCCAACTTGGTCGCTACCAACACCATACAAACCTGATACGGAGTGATGGTGGTTCCTGTTGCGGCGCTCGCAATTGTTGCGATGCGCTCGAAGTTTTTCTCGATGCCGCCATAGTCAGCACCGCGTTCGCCGATTAATTCGGCGCATTGTTTCAGGATTTCATGCGGGTTCATAGCAGCGCCCTCCCAATAACAATTCCCCACATGAAGCCGACAAGACCACCAGCCGCCAGCCACCAGCGCATCGACATGCGACCGGCTTCGAAGCCATCACGATAGTCTGGAAGGCGCGACATTTGCGCCTTCAGGTATCTGGCATTCAGATCATCTGTGTTCATTTGGTTCTCCCGTATTCAGCGAAAAGGAAAATGCTGTCCTTCGCTTCATTCTGGCCATTCGCCACAATCACTGTGTGGCCACACGATATAAGATAATCGCGCCAGTCCTTTTGCTTGGCGCTTAGAACTCCGCCTTTGGCGCGTTTCATTTCAATCCATACATTCCATGCTGGGATATATAGATCAGGGACGCCAGCACTGACGCCTTCGGCTTTCAATCTGGCAGCGGCGGCAATTCCTCTAGCGCCGCCATTTGGTATGGCAAAAATTCTGATGCCTTTATAGCGATGGCGAAACCATGCTACAAATTCGCGCTGTTCAAGATGCTCGCTTTTCAAAACGGAACCTCTTGAAAATATTCATCGCAAGCGTCCGGGGTTGCTGCGAATTGTTCTGGCGGGCGCATATCAAACTTCATGCAGTCTCCAGATTTAGAATAATGCTCGCAAGTATGGCAGCAGCGAGGCGGTCCTGCGCGAAGCCATTCCTCCCATTGCGTTACAATCTCAGGCTGCGGCGGTCTCGTGTTCATGGCTCCATTTCCTTTCTATCACGCGAGCATACTTTCCATCCATCCGGTATTTGATTTCATTTGGCGGATTGGATTGGTTCATATTCTGCGCGATGGCTCCCAGATCATTAGATGCCAGACATCCGTCAGGCGCTTTCGATGCCATTGCGATCTTGTATAAATCGCGCGCGGCTTTCTGCCCAGCATATCCTTCATATCCAATTGCAAAATATTCAGCCACTGGCGGTTCTGTCAACCTGCCATAATATCGAACGCAAAGTAGTTCTTTGCCGGACGATCTGGATATATGTTTCTCCCAGCGCCATGATGATACGGATATATTCGTGCCATTTCCTCCCATTATATCAACATCATGCAGCCGCCATTTCTTTGGCTCTGGCGGCGGAAATATATAACCGCAACTAGGACATTTTTTCACCGAAATATGGCAAATCTCGCCGCATTCTTCGCAGATTTTTGCAGGGAAATCGCCCGCTCCTTCGCCTTTTCGTTTTGGCGGTTGCACTGCTGTGATCGGTCCATGCTTTTCGACTACGCCAGCGAAGTCCAACACCATGCAATGGTCGGTGTGAGATTTCGGTCTCATGCCGCGCCCTGCCATCTGGAGATAAAGGACCGGACTCATAGTCGGGCGCACCATTGCGATCAGGTCAATGTCTGGATAATCAAACCCGGTTGTCAAAACATTGGCGTTAGTGATCGCCCTGATTTTCCCGGCTTTGAAATCATCCAGCAATCGCTCGCGTTCTTTTTTCGGCGTATCGCCAGTGATGCAAGCCGCCTCGATACCATTCGACAATAACATTGAAGCCATATTCTGCGCGTGATCAACGCCGGTGCAGAAGAACAGCCACGCCTTGCGATTTTCGGCGCGACTGATGACTTCGCGCACCACTTCAGAATTGATTAGCTGAGTATCAACTGCCTTCTGCAATTCACTTTCGATATATTCGCCGCCGCGTTTGTGAACGCCGGAAACATCCAGCTTGGTTTTGGTAATCTTACTATTCAATTTAGCTAGATGACCTTTATAGACAAGTTCTTCAATTGACACCGGCTCAATCAAGGCATCAAAGATAGCAGGCTTATCGGTTATAAATCCATGACCAAGCCGATATGGCGTGGCGGTCAATCCAATCACGCGCAGTTTAGGATTGATGGCAGCAAGATCAGAAATCAATTTGCGATAACCGCCAGCATCCTCGTGCGAAACCAGATGGCATTCGTCTATGATGATCAAATCAACGTAGCCGATTTCGCCCGCTCGTTTTCTGACGGATTGAATACCTGCAAACGTGATTGGCTCGCCAAGGTCTTTCCTGCCAATGCTGGCGCTGAATATTCCCAGCGGCGCGTTCGGCCAATATTGCAGCATCTTTTCTGCATTTTGCTCGATCAATTCTTTAACATGCGTCAGCATCAAAATGCGCGTTTCCGGCCAATTCTGAATAGCATCACGGCAGATCGCCGCAATAACATGACTCTTTCCTGATCCGGTCGGCATTACGAGGCATGGGTTTCCTGTGTTGCCAGCTTCAAACCAGTCATAAAGCTGGTCGATAGCGCGTTGCTGATATTCGCGGAGGTTCATGAAATCCTCTTGAATAAGTTCATCGGGATTAAACAGCAGGGTTCAATGTCTTGCCAGTCGTTCCTGTCTTTCCGGCCAGCCATTTCGACGGTCCATTCTGGCCAGTCGCCGTCTGACTCAAGCACCATGTAGAATAAGCCGTCCTTCAGTTTAACTACAAGGACGAATGGCACTCGAAGCAGCACAACCCAGCTTTGCGCTGCCATCATCTTCCCAGCGCTCAAAATCAATCCACCAAAACGCTCAATATCTGCGCTTGAATAATTGCGGCTTTTTACTTCTGCAATGGCTACAACCTTCTTGCCGTCCAGAAGCGCAAAATCAATCACGTTAGAGATTTTCATTTTAGCAAAGCCAAGTCCCCACATTGATGCCATTTTTTCAATGACCTCTCGCTCCACAGTGCGATCAGCTTCGCTTTCATAAAGCGGTCTCATCCCACCACCTCCGCGCCGGGCATATCGCGCCTGATTTTCTTCACATCGTCGTTAGTGCATCCTGTCGCGTTTGCGATCAATTCGCGGCTGGCAAAGATCGTCGCATCTGGCTCGCCGTTGCTAACGTCCTGACCGTCGATCACATAAACCGCCGTCCATTCATTCAGCCCTTCTTTTAGCTGCCAAGGCACAAGATCGGGATGAAGCACATGGCTATCGCATCCGTTTAGCTGGTGATCGAATGGGATGCCGTCAGCATCGAAACGCTCGCAGCGCCATGTGCTGCCTTCCTGCGCTGTGCTATGGGCGCAGGTTCTGCAATTCACTTCCTTAGTTAGTTTTGATCCGTGACACAAATCATGCGCCGGGCAGAATTTACATTGATACCAAGATGGATCGGCGCTGATCGGCTCCGGCATACGATCAGATAGCGCCAGCCGCTTGCCGCGTTCGATCAATTTTGTCGCGGCCTTTTCGTCATATTTAACGCGCTCAGTATAAAGCCGATCATCATCCTTGCAAACGGCTACATACAAGGCGCGATCTATATTCAGACCAGCCATATAAATCTGCATCTGTGCCCAGTGTTCGGGCTTGGATTTTTCGACGCCTTCGCGCTCCAGTGCGTCAAATGATTTCTTGTTGTGCGTTTTGAACTCTGCAACATGGCGGGTCTTTTCAGCCAGCGGGACGCCGCTTTCAATGATCGCGTCGGCGCTGCCAGAAACATGCGAGCCAAAATTGACGTAAGCCTGCGATTTGGAAAACACAACGCCGATACCTTCAAGATCATTCATGAATGTGCGTTCTTCCAGATTTCCGCGCCGGAATAGACGCAACACACGACCGGGAAACTTATGGCGCACTGCCCATCGGAATGAAAGCCAAATCCACCTGTCGCAGGCATGTCCTAAAATCGAAGCGCCCATGTGAGGGCGCGGCTTTTCTTCCCGCGCCTCGTGTGCCGCGTCAATCAGGCTAACAATATCGTTGAATGCTTTTGGAATAACGGCCATGTTCTCGCTCCATTGATGTTGCCGGGGCCGCAGCCCCGGCGATTAAGTTTTATTTCTGCCAAGGCGGAGCAGCGCGTTTCTGCGCTGGGGCGCTTGCGGCTGGTGCAGGCTTGGCGGATGGTGCTGGCGGCGCCGATCCGTTTACAGATCGAAAGCCTTTCACCACATTCTTGTCGCCGTATTCCGCAGAACTTTCGATTGCGACCTTGATGCAGAGATCGCCACCGACAAGCTGATCACTATCCTGCATGTCTGACAATCCAATTGCCCGCATGATTTCGCCAAGCTGGCGGCGTCCGATTTCCTCCGCTTTTGCGTTCGGATTGAACACGTTGAGGTTATCGAAAATGACGCGCCCCTGATGGCTAGGGCCAGTCACATCATAGCGCACCGATATATACTGCCCAGTGCCTGATTTGGTATTGCGCAGTTCAGTCGATGCGATTGTGGCGTTATACCAGCCAGCCGGGATTGGATCGTATGAACGATCATTCTCCGGCATTTCATTGCGTTTAAAGGTCATACCAAGGTTTGCCATTTTTATTGCTCCTTCGTTATTGTGAATGATGGGCGGCCCGGTGTTGTGGTGATCGCAGCCAAAAGCGGGCCAGTGATGCTTTTGTCGGCGGCTTTCCAAATGGTCAGATTGATTTCAGGTTTCCAGCGAAACAGGCTTGGAAGGTGCGCTTCCAGCCCATTTTCGCGGGCGACTTCCTGAAGCAGATCGCCATCAACCTTGCGGTTGAGGCGACCAACAACCTTGATCTTGTAGGCTCCGGTGTTGGCCGTCTCAGTGCCATCAAGGTTTTCAGCAATGCCAATCAGGGACAGCATTTTGTCCTCGATCTGGCGGCGGCGCTCGACCGCCACACGTTCCGCCTCTTTCGCGGCGATCCATTCGGTCGAAAGATCATCAAGCATTGCCGCCTCCGATCTTTTGAATGATCGCGCCCAAATCTGGCATTTCCCATTGATCCAGCTTGCCGCTGCGGTCTTTGGCTTGCCAGAGGCCATCGCTGTCGCACATCAGCCCGCGCTGGGTGACGCCTTCAGCATCGCGTTCGACACGCAGCGCCAGCACTTCGTCGAAGAAGTAAGGCAACTGCTGGCCGGTTTTGTTTCCCGGCATAGACGGCGCGTAAAGAATACGCCCCATTTCATCCTGCGATTTTTCCAATTTGGCAGACATGTAAACATGCTTGCCGGGCAGATCGCGAAAGGCGCGGATCAGGTCTGCGACCTGTTCTTGCATCGCCATA